ACTTAAATAGTAAAACTTTTGTATTATCAGATACAAACGAAATTTCAATACCTAAATTTTTGAAAGAAAGCCAAAATCAAATAGTTAGGTATTCAAGAAAGATGAGTCGAGCATGTAAGAATAGTTCTAGATTCAATTTATATAAAAAGAAGTTGAGTAAAATTCACTTACACATTAGAAATCAACGTAAAGATTTTTATCATAAACTTAGTTTGCAAATTGTAAAAGACTATGATTTCGTATGCTTAGAAGATCTTTCCGTTAAGGATTTTATTGGTCACTTGAAGAAAGATTCATATTTTTATGAATTTCGAAAAATGATTCAATATAAATGCGAGTTATATGGCAAAAAATGTTTTGTAATTGATAGATATTTTCCATCTACGAAGAAATGTAGCAATTGCGGAAATGTCAAATCAAAAATACTTTTGTCGGAACGCATATATAAATGCGATTGTTGTAATTTAGAAATGAGTAGAGATCTAAATGCGGCAATCAATATCAGAACCGCTGGAATGGCGGGGATTGCTCAACACCAAAAATTGGTTGCAGCTTAAGCTGCAACCATCGTTGAGAAGCCCACACCTTCAGGTGTGGGTAAGTTCACCAAACATTAAATAGATACATACAAACTAAAATCATACAATGACTCCAACAGACATAACAAATCTTTCCAATTCAATTGTGAGTAAATTTATAAGTAGCATGCCATCTATTGTGTCTGAATATAATAAAGAAATGCAACGTCAAAATAGTGGAAGTGGCAGTAATACAAAAAACAAAAATAATGTGTTGCACGAAGATAAATTTATCTATGATAGAGTTAAACGTGAACGTGACTTAACTAAAATTCTTCAACAAGAATTAAAATTACGTGCACATGAATTAAAAGTGATACGTAGTGTTAATGATATGTATATTAAAATCATCAAAGAACAAGGTACATATAATAATAGCATGAAATATGCATCCGAATCATTAGCTAAATCTGTGGGAGACAGTTCAAAAACGATTTATGGTTTTTATCAAGAAATGGACAAATTCGCTTCTAAATCATCTAACGCATTTAGACGATTATCATCAATACAGGAAGAATCCAAAAAATTACAGGAAGATATTAAAAAAAATAAAGGAAAGGGTCAAGCCGAAATAGATGCAAGAAAACGTGCTTCATTAAGATTACGTGAATTGAAAGCTTTATTACCAGCAATAGAAAAAGAAATAAAAGAAACACTTACTCACACGAGAGAAACTATGAGTAAGCAAGATCCAGATCGTGCGCTAGCTGTGAGGGCATTGAGAGACACAATTAGAGGATTATCACCATCAACAAATATGTCTAGATCATTGGATGATTTTATTATTGCAATGGGCAAAACGGCCCTCCATGTTCAAGATTTCAACCAAGCTGTTGAAGATTCAAATCAAAACATCGGCAATAAACGAAAAGAAGTATCTGCTCTTGATGTGATGTTGAAAGAAATTGGTAAAAATATGGAGCAAATAAACCATCTTGCTGAAACAAGAGGTGATATATTTGCCGAAGAAGATATAGCTATGTCAAACATTCTACAAGCTCAGCGTGAAAAATTGCAAATGAACTTGGATAGGTGGGATAAAGTAGTACAAAAAACACCAGAGCGTATGGAGGAATTTATTGATGAGGTAACAAAAACCGCTACCGCTTTACGTGAAGAATCTAGTTCAGTACTCTCACGTATGACAAAAAATAAGCCATCTTTTAGAGATGACTTTCGAACTTTCTTAGAAGATTTAAAACGTACACTAGAAACAGGAAAAAACAAAGAAGGTGATAAGAGTAGTTTAAATGATGCGTTTGGAGATTTTGGTAAGAAAATGATTGAAAGAGTCCCAGCGATAGCAGGGATAACCTCTGCTTTAAAAACTATTAAGTTTACGGCTGATCTCTCCGTGGGATTGATTAAAGAAATAGTCGAAGATCAAAAAGCTGTACAAAAATATGGTGTTAACATGCGAAGCATGTTATCTAATTTTCAAGATAGTATAGGAACAGGTTTATCTAATACAAGTATAGCTGAATGGAAATATAAAAATAGAAATACAAATACAGCAATAGGTGGAGAACGGTTGGGTGTTGAACAATTCAGAAAATTTATGAACATTCCAACTGACTATATTAAAGGAATATCAAATTTACCCCAAGTTGAAATGCTTAATTATGGTGGGAAACAATTATCTTTTTCTCAATTAATAGGTGGTGATTCTGATTATCAAGCTGAAACATACTCAGCTTTAACAGATAGTTTAGCGAAAATGGGTATTTTACCAACTGCTGATGCTATTAAAAAAGCTTTAACGGAATCAGATGGAATAATGGACGTATCATACAAAACAGGAATGCTACCTAAAGAATTGATAGATTATTATGGTGAGATTGCTGATGGTTTATATGCAACTGCCCAAATAAATCAAGTTGGTGCAGATGAATTTATGAATCTTACAGATAATTTTCTATTACTGGGTAGAACATTAGGTGCAAATACAGAAGCGACAAAAGCATTGAATAAATCAATTTTATCAAACGCCAAAGGGGATTTTGTGGATCAAGTTACAAATCAGGTATACGCCCAGCATTATGCAAAAATACTTGGCGCTGATGATAGTATTGCTAAAAAATTTGGTTTATTAGCTGGTGCTAAAGGACTTGAACAACAAAAGTTAACAACAGAGTTTATAAAGGATCCAAAGTTTAGATCTATTATAGAAAAACAACAGTCAGCAATGATAAATGTTTATAGTCCAACAAAAGGCGCTAATGCTCAAAATATACTGGTATCTGAATTTTCCAAAATGTCACCGGCGCTGTCGTCATTATTTGAGAGTTTGTATCCATTCATTACCAAAGATGCTAGAAAATATACAAATAATCCTGCCCAAGCTAATAATAAAAGTGAAAATGAATCGTTATCACACTTCGCCCAATCTTTCGATAAAAGTGTGAAAGTCTTCGATCAAACAACCACAAAAGCGTTAGCATTATATAACATCGGAGTAAACACAGTAGATCCAACTGTGGACACACTCAAGGTATTTGCTGGTAAAGTAATAGTATCGCAAAGAGAAAATTTAGCGTTCAAAAGAACTAGCACTTTTGATTATGGTTATGATTTGTATAATGTTGACAATTTACTGCAGAATCCATCAAAATTAGATTTGTTCTCGATAAAAGATGCACCAGTGTCAAAATTATTAGCTCGACAATTTACTAACTATGCGCAAGAATTTATTGATTCCAGTGCAAAATCAATATCTAACGCTAAAACAGAAATCGCTAATGACAAAACAAAAGAAATGATACCATATTACAACGAACAAATGTTGGAGTATCAAAAAACAGTCGCTGAAAAAATGACTGCAATGTTAATAGCAATTGAAAAACAAGAAAAAATAACAGATGTTGATAAACGAGAAGCAAGAGATGCCTTACGAAAAATGATGACAGAAAAAGGATTTCCAATTCCGAAAACACCTGTAACTCCAGCTCGTGGCAATTCAAATAAAAAATAAGTATACTATAGATACAAGGATATTTTAATTATGGAAAAGAACAAATTATTGTTAGAGGATGTTCCAGAACAGTTGGACAGTAATGATATCAATCGACCAAAATGGTCAGGATATTTTAAAGTAGTTCAACCACTCACCCAAACACAGCTACAAACAGACAGCCAATCAATTGATGGTTCTTCATTATACTCAAATAGTAGCTGGTATCAATTTGTAACATACGGTTCTGCTGCAAGATTAAATCGATATAAAGAATACGATTTGATGGATGGTGATTGTGACATTACGCGTGCCTTAGATATCATTGCTGAAGAAATGTGTGGCAATATTGGAAAAAATGAATTACCTTTTGTATTAGATATGTCAAATGACAGTCAAATGCCTAAAAACTCTCATTATGTTGTTGCATTAACAGCAGCTCTAAAACGCTGGTGTGAGATACAGAGCTTTTCTACAAGAATTTTCCCAACTAATAGAAAAACTATAAAATATGGTGATACCTTCTATAAAAAGAAAAACAATGTGGAAAAATGGATTCCACTTAGCCCAAAACAAATTATTGGTGCAGTAGTAAACAAAGATGATGTAACAGATATTTTAGGGTGGCAAATCCATAAAAATTTATTACAAGCTCATGGTTCTGAAACAATTGGAAATTATCAAATTGTTGGAACTGAACAAAATGATGCTGATTATGAACTTGTTAATGCAGACGAAATAGTAAGATTCTCAATTAACACAGAATTAGCTGATACTGCACCGTTTGGTGAATCAGTATTACAATCAGTTTATAGAACATTTAGACAAAAGCAATTATTAGAAGATGCAATTTTAATTTATAGATTAGCGCGTGCACCAGAACGGATGTTGTTTAAAATTGACACGAGAGGTATTCAACCTCATAATGTTCATAGATTTTTAGATAAAGTTAAAAATGATATGAATCAAAAAATGATTCCTTCACCTAACGCATCTGGTGGAATAGAATCTACATATAATCCATCTTCTATGATGGAGAATTTTTATTTTCCCGTTGGCGAAGATGGTAAAGGTTCTTCTGTTGAGATTTTACAAGGTGGCATGAATCTAGGTGAATTACAGGATCTGGAATATTTTGAAGATAAGGTTTTTCGTGGAATGAGAGTTCCTTTATCATACATTAAAACCAAAGCTGAAAATCCTGCGATTTTTAATGATGGTAAAATTGGATTAGCCTATATTGAAGAAATGAGATTTAGTCAATATATTGAGCGCTTACAAGCAGATCAAGAAAAGGTTTATGACACGGAATTTAAAAAATTTGTGGCCGAAATAGGATTAAATATTGATCCATCATATTTTTCCATTAAATTACCAAGCCCCACAAATTTTGCAACATATCGCGAATTGGAATTGAATGTCGAATTATTAAATGCAATATCAACTGCTGATGGCATTCGTAGTATAAGCAAGCGTTATGCTATGAAAAAATATCTCAATTGGAATGAAGCTGAAATAGCAATGAATGAGCAATGGAAACGTCAAGAATTAGGTCTCAAATCAAATGATCCAACAGCGTTTAGAAAAATTTATGATGATACCGCTCAAGAAGATGGAGATATTGGTGGTGGTTCATTTAGAGATTTGGATAGTAGTTTTGGCGGAAATGAACTTGATATGGGTGACACTGATGAACAAGATAATGTACTAAACAGTAATGATAAAGGAACACTAAATGCAGGTTCTGGTGACCAGCTCGGAAGTTCTGGTGCTGAAACGTAATTATTTTTAACTCACTCCAATGTTGATAAATACCTAAAAATGGTATTGTCAACATTGCATATATAAAAATATTATTAATGCATGTTTTAATTCCATTATGAATTTTGAAGGAAAATATACATGAATATAACAACATTACTTAATTCATCTTTATATGATGGAATAAGCCTGTTGACGGGTCAGCAATTTACATCTGCTGGTGTAAAAGATACCTTAGATAAGATTATTCGTATTACATATTTGGCTCCGACAATTTCTTTGGTTGGTTCAACAAACATAATTAGAGAAAAAGGTGATGTGGTTTCTTCTATAACCCTAACAGCTAATATTGTGAAAAAATCTAACATTATTGGTGAGGTACGATTTTATCAGGGCGCAACCTTATTGAGCACACAGAATTCTGGAGGTGCAATACCAACTGGTGGTCAATCAACATTTGTATATAATAATGCTTTTAGTGATACTATTTCTTTTAGTGCCCAAGTAGATGATGTATTAAGTGGTGGTGATCAAACAATAGGTACATCATCATCAATCACATATACTTTTGTATATCCTTATTACGTAGGAGCTGATGTATCGGGATTATTAGAAGCTGATATTATATTATTGGAAAAAATCATCCAAACAGCTCAAACTAATTATACAAAAACCTTCACAGCTAATGCTGGTGATGTTTTTTATATTGCATATCCGGCTAGTATATCTGATCTTACATCTATTCTTGATGTCAATAGTTTTGAAACAATTTCGTCGTGGACAAAAACCACTAAGATTCTTGATTGCCTAGATGGCAGTACTCAATCATATAAGGTTTATACTTTTAACAATCCTGTGGCAGCAGGAAATTATCAATATACGTTTAAGAGGTAATATATAATGGCAATTAAAATCGCAGATAAGTTTGATGTTTTAACATCTGCCCCAATTGATAGTAGAATGGTAGTTCCTGATTATCAGTCTATGATTGATATAGTAGATGAAGTACGATATGAAGGTATGATGGTGTTTGTTGAAGATACAAAACAACGATATGTGTATATGTATGGTGATTTTATAGAAATTATACCAGTAGTATTTTATGATGGTGAAACCGATGACTATACTTTATCATATCAAGCTGTTTCAGCTATTTCTAACACAATAACAACTGATGATGTACCAGAGGGTACTACTAATTTGTATTTTACAGATACCTCTTTTATTAATATGTTAGCAAGGACTAATTATATTTATACTGCTTATTCTGTCTTACCAAATGATTATTATATGAACGATAATAGCATAACAACCAATTTTCAATTAATGCAAATTGAAGCAGATGTTCCTTGTAGGGTACGTATATACGCAACTGCAAATGGTAGATCTAATGATTTAACAAGAGCTTTTGGTGTGGCACCTGATCCTGGTGATGCATTAATGTTTGATTTTGAGATTACAAATATAAACACTGTTTATAATATTGGACCATCTGTTATGATATTCAGTGAAATAGATAGTCCACTTTCTAGCATTTATACAACCACAACAAACTTGGATGTTACAGAAGCTAATATAACTGTAAAATTAACATATGTTAATTTTGGTATGATACAGTCATTGTTTGAGTAATATGGTCAATATCGTTAAATACCTAAAAACACGAGAAAAAAATGTCTGATCTTTTATTATTAAATGAAGCATTAATCGGTCCATCTTTCAATATGATTGAAAGTTATGATGACCAGAAAAATTTATACCTTGATGGCATCATGATGCAAGCAGGTATCAAAAATCGTAATAAACGTACTTATCGTTTAGATGAATTATCAAATAATGTTGTTAATTTACAAGAACAAATTAGCAATAACAACTTAATGGGTGAATTAGATCATCCTCAATCTGTTATTGTGAATTTAGATCGTGTCTCGCATATGATTACATCTTTGAAAATGATTGGTAATGATGGGTACGGTAAAGCAAAAATTATTAGTAAAACTCCTTGTGGCTCTATTGCAAAAGCACTAGTTGAAAGTGGTGCCAAATTGGGATTTAGCACACGTGGTACTGGTTCTGTTGATAATGATGGTAATGTAAGTAATTGCATGATTTTGACTGTTGATATAGTAGGGGTTCCATCTGCACCGGGTGCAGTACCAAAACCAATATACGAGAGTGTGGGTAATGCACATAATGGGAATGAAATTCTTACATTAGCAGAATGCGTACAACATGATGATGCAGCTCAGAAATATCTTCAAAAAGAAATTTTAAAATTTTTGAAAACTCAAATTTTCATGCATAAGTAAGTTGTTGCCACTGTCTTTAAGTAAATACATAAAAACAGTGGCAACAATTGATTACTTTATCTTCTGTTCGACCTAATGTGTCGATAATAAATAATTTTCTTTCAACAAGCACTACATCCGCTGCAAGTGCTAATACTGCGCGGCTATTAAATGATGCATTGGCAACTAAATTAGATACTTCTGCATATGTACAACATTATAGAGGCAAATATGCTTCATTAATAGCACTACAAACAGCAATTCCAACAGGAAATGATGGTGACTATGCCGTAATAGATACGGGTATTGCCAATAACGCTACTTTTTATATTTGGGACGCTCAGGATGGTTGGGTAAGTGGTGGTAATGTTAGTGGTACAACAACTGATGATATAATTGAAGGTAGTATCAATTTATATTATTCCGATACTCGTGTACGTGCAGCCTTATTAACAGGTTTATCTTTAGTATCTGGAACTGTCATATCTTCATCTGATAATGTATTATCATCTTTGGGAAAATTACAAAAACAAATAACTGATACTAATACACTCTTGACAAATTATCTGACAACAGCAGACGCATCAACCACATACGCAACAATAGCTAATCAGCGTTACACTTTTGTTTCTGATGCTAGTGCGACATATACTGTCCC